AGATTAAGTTGTTGTGCCATATTCTCAGGTGTCTGACCGCCACCCTCAAAATAATTCCTCACATGAGTAATTAAATTGGGGTCGTCTCGCATAGCATCTAAGATTGGCATATAAGGTTCAAGCTCTTGGAGCTTTCCATTCAACCTTTTAGCTTCTCTACTAGAATCGCTATACCTTTTTTGCATTGTTTCCACATCAACCACTCCTGGATTTGCTTCAACATGCTCTTGACCTTCACTAGGGCTCGAAAGTGTGTTATCACTTAAAGAATCCGAGGTTAGCTGCGAAGAATCGTCTAATATCCCACCATTAACACTCTCATCTAGAGCTGCGAAAAAGTCTCCGCCAGCTCCCATAACTGCGTCAATTGCTTGGGATTCTGGATTAGTATTCTCGTTTTCGGGGGCCATAACGGCGTTGCCTTGTTCTTGAGTCATACATTTTTCTCCATTTTATTAATTATCATAAATTATAAACTTTATTGCTAAAGTTACAACTATTCTTTTTCATTATTTTCTTTATCTTGTTGTAAGTCATTTCTCATCTCATCTCTAAGTCTTTCAAACTCAACTTTTAACATTCCTTTTAATAATTTTTGCTGAGCTTGTGTATCTATAACGTCTTTTCTTATTTCGTTAGACGCTTGTCCAACTTGCATCTTGATACCTGCTTGTACTAATTGACGCTCTAATGTTTCAATAGTGCCATCTTTATCTTTAACGGCTTCTTGCATTGATTCTAATTGACCTTGAAGTTGTGAGTATAATGATTTTCTTTCAACAATTCCTTCTTTATTTCTTATATCGGTTTCTGCTATCATTGCGATATCATCAATCAACCCAGCTTGGAACCATCTAAAATATTCTTCTAATAATGCCCATCTATTTACAGGCATTGTAGCTCCAGATACTACTCTTACATCAAATCTTGCAGCTGCATAATCTTTAAATTTACCAATCGCTTCTCCATAATCATTATAAACTGGAATATTAATAGCAACTTCTTTTTCTTGGTCTGGGACTTGCCCTGCCTCAGGCTGTACAATTCTAAATACTTTTTCAATTGAATAATGTCTCTGAGCCATCATCTGAAAACATCTACCTAAATGTTCTAATGACGGTTCTACAATACTCCCCATCCATGCTTTTAATCTTCTAGTTCCAAATTCATCATTCGCAAGAAGACCTCTATATGTCTCAGGCTGCTCTTGTGTAAATCCCATCATCGCAGAAGGGACTCCACTAATATATTCCGCATCCGCCTTTCCTTCTTGAACTACAGAATAAAATGCATTATTAATTGGAGCGGGAAGAACAGGAGTAGGAGCCGCAAACCCTTGACGATATTTCAACAAAGCGCCAGGTGAAGATGAATATTGCTCCCACTCTTCTTCTGGGACAGAACCTTCTTCATACATCCATCTTAGATTAGAAGCTAAGTTTGCATTATGTAACATAATCTGATGAGCTTTATTAATCTCTTGTTGTTTACCAATTAAAGGAACAACTGCGCTCATTGGATATGGAGTTCCACTATACATATAAGAAATGGGTACAATAGGATATTCTTTAATACCGGGAATTACATATTCATATAAAAATACTTCATCCCCAACTGTACAAGTTAATACAATTCTATTCTCATGGAACTTTATCGCATCAACAATATTCTTTTTTGCATCACTATTCATTAATAATTGATAATCAGATTCACTCATTATTTGTTGAGTAATCGTAGTCGCAGCTTCTTGAGCTTCCGACATTAATTGAATTCTTTGTTCTTCTATTGCCTGAGCAGCCATCTTTTGAGCCTTTTCTAATTCCAGCTTTGCTCTCTCAGGTATCATCTCTCCAGCTTCTACAGCTTGTTGTAATTGTAATTCTTTTTCGATTATTCCTACTTCAATCTCTTTTTGAAATTCTTCTAATTTCTCATCTACTTGCTTTTGTATTAAATCTAATTCAGCAGGACTTGGTTTTACTCTTATATATACATTACGATAAGGAAATTTCTTTTTAGAATATGTTTCATAATATGCTACAATATCATCATCTTCAGCTTCAAGATTAACTCCCATTGTAACATCTTCTGGCTGAATTGTAAATGATTCTTCAGTATCTCTTTGTGAATAAGATACTACTTCATTACTACGAGCAACTTTTTTAATCTTAGCTGCATGTTCTGGTAACATATTCATTAAACTTGAACGAGAAAGATTCTTTCTGACTGTTATAAATGTTGCGTCTCTAAATAAGAAATCTCTACTTGCAGGGTCTACATATACATCATAAGGGTCAACTCTTTTAAAAACAACTTCTCCTAATCCATTATCTTCATCTCTATCTACATCTAATAGAAAATATCCAATACCCTTTGTAAGACTGTCTAATACTACTTGACTATATAATGATTTACCATTTGATAAATACCAACAATAGTCTGCTATATCAGAATGAACTTGCGCAGATTCTACATCATCACCAGTAGCTCCAACAGCCTTCCATCTTGGATTGTTAGCTGTAACAAAATACTTCATAATTTCTATAATAGGAGTTACTCTATTAATAGTAAATGTAGGCATCCCAGCTTCTTCTAAAGCATCAACTTCTCTTTTTGATAATTGTTCATTTAAATAAAAATCAAAACCTTTTTGACTAAGTGTTTGCCATCTTTGTCTATGACTATTATTTGCTTTCTCCCAAAGTTGTTTATTGGTTTGAGCTCTTTTCTTATTTGTCATTCTAGCCATTAATATCTCCCTAACTCTGGTAATTTACTTCTAATAATTTCTCTCGCAGGTGTTATATTCATAATATATTCTTCTGGAATATCTTGTAAAAATTCTACTTCTCTTGCGCCAGGTATTACCCTTCCACCCGAACCTTCAAATCTTCCATATTGTTGCCACATTGAACCCCATTTAGAATGTCTATCCATCCAATGTCTTGGCATATCAAATTCAATTATATCTCCTCGACCTCCAATAGGCTGATTAAAAAATATATCATCAGCATATCCAGCTCCTCCAACATGCCTTTCAGCCATTTTTGCAGCTTGCATACCTTCTGCATATCCACTTCCTATCAAAGGACTTTCAGTTGTATAAATACTTCCAGTGTGTTTTTCTCCCCCTTTTAACTTTCCACCTTGAATCATAGTCTTAGTAGGTTTTGTAACTCCTCTAAATAATTGTTTTCCAGCAGGCCTTCCTATTAGCAATGTAAGAGCATACATAACTGCATCTGTCTTTGCTTTACCAGAAGTTTGTGGAATTAATCCATATAGAGAACGAACATTTTGCCTTGAAGATTCATACTTACTTTCCCAATCATCTCCATATTTATCTTTAAAATATTGTTCATCGCCTTCCCAAAGATTTTCTTCAGCGAAATCACCTATTCTATCAGCTAAGTTATCCCACATTGTTTTCTTCTGTTCTTTAGGAGGCATTTACTATCTTAACCACTTCTTTACAACTTCAACAAAATGCTCTGGGTCACCCTTCCCTAGCTCGCTATTATAATATTTTTTCCAATAATCTGCTTGACCTTCTATACTATTAGGCATTTTCTTAGGAACTCTCCAATACTTTAAACGACAATGAATAATCCCTGCCGCTATATTCTTTTCTAATATATCTGCCCATACTTTTTCATCATAATTTTGCCAATGCTTTAAATCAACCATACTTGCTTCTGCGCATTTTCTCATAAGCTCAGGTCGATGCTTGAGATAGTGAGCTAAATTATCTACACATGTCGCTGGCTCTACTTGCCAAAAAGAGCGAGCAGGGCCTTCACCCATTTGTCTAATATACTCATATCTTGATTCTACTATTCCAGTTGCTAGAACTAAATCAACTGCGCTTTCACTTGCAAACTTTGCTCCCATCTTTTCACAAGTATCAGATATCAATGAACGCATTTGTTTTACACTAATCATATTAAGCCACTATCCAACTTTTTGCCTTCTTCTTTGGTTTGAACCATATCTTTTTCTCCTTATCTTTCTTCATATTTGGCGGAAACGAATGTATTTGAGAGTAATAAAGGCTCTCTATGGTATCGTCATGAGCCATTTTAGGGCCAAAAGTAATGATTTCGTTGATTAAATCAAACATATTTTTCCTCAAAAAGACCGTTCCTGTACTAAAACGAGCTGAAAGACCACTATAAATGCGGTTACGCTTGTTAGTTCCGCCCGGTTTCTCTGGAATTACTGATATATCGAACCTATTTAATCGTCTTCTTTCATCATTTAATGCCTGAAATATAGACCTATTCATAGCAACATCTTCTACCGTGGAGGATATACAATTATATTTTTGATGTAATTCTAGTATATAATCAACTACACCTTTCTTTCCTATAATCTCTCCTGTCTCTGGAGATTTACTTCCAATAGTAGGTACGCTTCTATGTCTTTCATATTCTAATACATATAATTCATTATTTGCATCAATAGCAATTACCATTATTACTGAGAAGTCAGCATGCTTAGTATCTATGTCTGTAGCTGGGTCGCATCCTATAAATGTATTAACAGGAATCTCATCTCCATCTTTAACAATATAGCTTACTCCATCCTCATATTTATAATACCCATCCCAATATCTTGTGTGTTGCCTTGTCCATACTGCGTCTTCATCACTCATTACTTCCATCATATACTCTTGGAAAAACTTTTGAGGTTGTCCAGAATCTTGATAGAATTTCTTTTTTTCTTTTAATTTCTTTTTACTAAAGAATGAAGGCCATAAAGTGGAATCATCATCAGTAACAGCTTTATATGTAATTACATTCCAAGCAAAATCTTTATTTTCTTTTTTAGCTTTCGCATGACTTGTAAGAAGATTGTTAATAAAGGAATCATAATGTACGGGAGTACCATTAACACGCAACCGACCAGTGTGAGGCTCAAGAGCGGGATAAACAACAGCAGTGACAAGGTTCGCATTTTTATCTCTTGCTTCTCTTGTAATTGTGTTTGCTTCATGTTCAAAGTCATCCAATACTATCAAATCATATCTTTTATGTAGTTTTGCTCCACCACGAATACCAGATACATTTGATTTACTAATTAATTTACATCCATTTGTCAATTCTACATCTTCCTCTGTCCACTTAGACCCTCTCATACTACCAAAATAATACTTTATTTTATCGTTAAATTCAATATGATGTTTAATATAATCCATATTTCCTACTGATAACTTCTGAGTAGCTGATACCCATGCATAGAATAGAAAATCATCTTTTGAACAAAAAACAAAATCTTTTAATATAGATGCTTTAGTTAAAACAGTCTTGCCATGTCCTCTAGGAATAATAATTGCTACTTGCTTTATATTCTTATTATCTATAACATCAGCAATTTCGTAATGAAAGAAAGGAGTTTCACTTCGCATAAAATCATCTGATAAAAATAATTTTCCAAATGATATTAAGTCTTTATTTGCAAGTCTTAAAGCTTCTTCAGCTTCACTTACATTCTGACTATTTATATTCATCTAAAAAGCAACTGTGCCTCTTATAACAGGAGCAGTAGTTATTACATCTACTAATGTTCTTAATCCTGCTTGTGCCATCTGTTCTCTTTGAGGTCTATATGGATAAAACTTTTTCAATCCCTTTAAATGAATATTAGTGTGAAAAATATCTTTCCATTCGCTTGGATGCATTTTAAAATCCCAAATATCTTCATAATCAATACGTCTACGACCGCCAGATTTAGATGGTTTTGTACCAAACCTTACTTTTGCTGTATATCCTCCCATAACTCCATGCCATGGATTATATACATTCTCTCTCAAACTAAAAGCCCCTCCTTTACCTGATACCCCTTCTCTAATCTCTGCTATAAGAATTTTAGCCCTTTTACTCTTAGGATTAAAACTTAAAGTACCATCTTTATTTTCTTTAAAAATCTTTGTTCCCTTTCTTGGTTTTAGTCCAAATGTTCGTCTATACAAAAATTCTCTTGCGTCAAGAACTGCTGAAATATGTTTTGGGTGACGAGGACTTGCCACGTTTGCCCAGAGCATAGATTTCTTAACTTTATCATCATATAGTGGTTTATCTTGTACTATAGATTTTATAGTTCTACTAATTGCCCCACCAATTCTTTTAACTTTACTTGGCTCTTTTGCCAAGTATGCTATTTCCCCTTGTCCTCCCATTACATTTTGTTTAATTGAACTTAAAGAACCTCCATAACCAACTGGTTCTCTTATATTAGTTGCAACTCTGCCTATAGCCTTTGGAGTTTGCGACATCATAAGTGGAAAACTTAAAGCTCCTAATAGATTTCTTGATGTTTGCATTTGAGGGTCTGAAAGCTGAGAAGGAGGGTCTATAATATCAACAAAAGGTATACCGGGTAATATATCAGCGACTCCCGCTGCCACAGAACCAATAGGCCCTGATTCATAAATCTTATCTGCTGTTTTCTGTATTATATTTCTTTTATCTTCAGGCATTTTAGATACACTACCATGCAACACTCCTTGAATATCATGCCAATCACCTTCAGCTTTTGTACCTTTTATTTCATCATAAGGCAAAGTCATAAGAGTTGATATATAATGTTCTTCTCGAAATTTATCTTCTACTCCTATTGAAGAGACAGATGTTGTAGAAGCTGGGGCTTCATACAATTCAATATATCTAGCTTTTTTCTTTTTCTTTTTTGGTGGCATCTAAAAACTTTTCAAATTTCTTTTCATGCTTGTTCATTTCAACATATAGCTGAAAAACTTTCTCTAAAGTTAACAATCTTTCCGACAACATTGAAACAACTATTCTTGTGCTGCCTAACTGCCTTTTTAAGTCATGCTTAGAGTACGATTTTTTCTTCTTCACTTTATCTCCTCGACTTCAAATTCTTTTAATAACTTATCTTCTTTAGCATCTTTTGTAAATGAAACAATTGCATCTACAAATCCTTGAATATAAGATTTGGCCTCTATCGTTGTATCAAAAGACCTCATCAATGCATCAGTCTTATCTTCTTTAGCTTTTCTCCACTTTACTAAATACTTTCCTCCATATATCATCTTTTAATTTTCCCAACATTTTACTTCATCTTGAGAAAACTCCATCGTTACCCATCCTGTTCTTATGATTGGATACATAGAATATCTAGCATATGCAGCATATCTTAAAAAAGAGCCACCTCTTATATACCAACGACGCTTAAGAGCTTCTTCATTACCATCAACCCTAATCGAATCAACTGGCTTTGCATATAACTGATGGTTGTGGCCAAGTAAGAAAACATCACCTTCTGAATAAACCGCTGCAAGTTTATCCAGCTCAAGGTCACCATTCTTTGCGCCACTTTTACCATGCCCACTAACTAAAAACCAATCCTTATTTTTAACTGTTATACGAGAATAACCAGGATATTGAAAATACGGCACATTCAATTCAGCCGCTAATGTCTTACAAACATCAAAATCCAATATATTAAAGCTACGAAGAAAGTCATGATTCCCACCACGAATAAATAAGCATTTATCCTTTATTGGGGCAACTAATTGCAAAAAAGAAAGATATTGTTCATCTGGTGGAATTGATTGTCCTCTTTGAGAGATTTTATAGTTAGGAGGTATTAATTCTAATAAATCACCATTACCAAACCATACAGCGTTCTTATCTTTAGCAATCGTAGATACAGCCTCAGAGAATTTCTTTAAATCAAATTCTTCTGCTCCTACATGAATATCAGTTAAACAATGAACTCTTGTAACATTATTAGATTCATATGAAAATATTTGACCAGGGTCTACAGATAAATTATACTCTTTTACTTCTGTATCTATTGGTACACTGAAATATTTTTTGCATGAATTACAATGATACTTTTGGGAGATTCCATTTTTTCTTCTCTTTTTACCATCTTTTTTTGTGTACATAGATGTACAATGTGGACATACCATTTATTCTCCTTCCGATGTTGGAGCTTCTATTTGTTTTTGCTCTCTTGTAGCCCCTTCTAATTCATCTGGAGAAAATCCTTGAAATACTCCAAGCAATCCTACGTCTCTTTGCTTAACTGTATTACCTCCAGTTCCTACAATCTTACCTAATTCTTTTGTAGACTGAAGTACAATATTATCGTCTTCACTATAATCTGCGAGAGTTTTTAGTTTACCAAGAACATATTCGTGGTCAATCCCCATACTTTTTGCTACATCTAATACTGATTTTTCGATTTCTTTCATAACTCTATCCTGTTTTAATAATATAGTTGCTTTTTTTCTCGCACTATTATCAGACATCTCTTTATATGCTTTCTTATAAGCATCAACGGCCCCCATACCTACAACTATATTTGTTGCAAATTCTTTTTCTTTCTTCGTTATATTCTTTCTTTCCTTTACTCTCATAGCTGAATTATTAATATTCTTACTAAATGTATATCTATTAGGATGAGAACTAAAATCTGTATCCATCTTTACATTTGGTCTATTGATAAAACTACCTACTATTGTCCTTACCCATCCTTTTGCATATTTATAATTCTTCCTATCGCCAGGATGTTTAACCGACTTACTAACTTTAAGCAACTGCACTATCCTATCATCATCACTAAACACCCAATCACCTTCATCAGCTTTGCGCCAATCTGGTTTTACAACTGTATTTGGATGATGTGATTTAAACTCATCTATATCATCATAGACATAATGAGCTTTACTCTTTATTGATTTTTTTTCCAAGTTTTAAATCTTGTAATTCTATAAAAAGATTATCTATTAAATCATTTACTTTTTCTGGTATCATAAATACTTCACCATTTATCTCAATTGGATTATATGTATGAGACATATTATTTAAAATAAATTCTTGCTCTTCTTTTGGAAGATTACAAAGCTCTTTTATTGCGTCTGCCATAACAGAATATAAGGATATTAAATACTAATTTTTAGTTATATTTAATTTGTACAGAGCTGCCCATAGAAGAACTGCACATATTATGTAAAAAACAATAGGAGACAGATGTCGTATCGGCATTATAAGGAACACTGCTACTAAATAAGACAGTATCAATTTTTGCCAAAAATATTCTACTTTTTTCAACTTTTTTACCCATAAAATTTTTTACCCCTTTATTTATTCCCTCCCTACCACCCTATAACTTAAATACTTTTTTATTACACAATCAAGCTAGTTTGCCCAAGTCTTTCCTAAAAAAATTGTAGGATTTTGATATGTAACCTTTTTCACCTATATACCCCCCTATCGGGGGTTTTCGTAAAACGAATTTACGTTATTTTTGATTTTATATAAATCTATTAGAATCTTTCAACAAAAACAAAGGAGTCTAAAATGACTGAAGGTATACCAACCCGTGAATCTCTATTGGCGCGTGCAGGTAAAATCTATGAAAAGATGCTGGATGATGCTATGAAGGCTGGCGTAAGGCGTGAGTGGAACAGATTCATAGGCAACATTCCAAGTAAGAATGATGTGGTGCGAGCCGCTCAAGCTGACTTGCGATTGATTAATGACCTATGTAAGTCTTTTGGTTACAAGCCTGTATGGACTGACCCAGAGGATGAACAGGTTAAGCCGGGAGCAATCAACGACTAGGGGCCGTTAGCCTCTTTGTTGTGTGTTGTTGGGCTTGTGCTGTAATAATGCAACATAAGCTCACCTTCACACTATTTGTATAAATATTTGTATAACTTGGGCAATAACTTCAATAAAGGACAAACAATCATGAATGCTATAACTATGTTAATATCACATTGTATGAACTATGGTAAACAACTGTCTGAAACTAAAAAAACTATAACATATCAATCTAGAAATGGATTGCGTGTTGTCATATCCAAAAGGAGGGACAAATGACAATTATAATACAATCTCATACATATACTATCAATCTTGATAATGTATGTTATTTTCGTGCAACTGATTTCGACCAAACTATCTTCACAACTAATAGTGGTAGGAAAGTTCGAATAACATGTCCTTATGAGGATGTTCTCGAACAGATTAAATATGCGATAGGAGATACTATTTCGACTGCACCTATCTTTGTTCAGTTAGATTATCCAGTAAGAGTGGAAGGCGTACCGGTGATAGCAGAATGAGAAAACACACATTTAAAATATCTGCAGGTCTCAAATCTAAAATAGTATCAGTTGAAGGTACTAGGGAGTATGCTATGTCTTATGTTGCTGGGTATATTCAAGCGATGCGTGATAAGATGAACTTAGGTAATCTTGTAAAGATTGATGTACATGAGATAGAAAATAAATAATATATAGCAGGGTGGAGCAGTGGTCAGCTCGTCAGGCTCATAACCTGAAGGTCGTAGGTTCGAATCCTACCCCTGCAACAAAATTAAGGAAATACAATGAACATATCACAATTAACCGACATCTTATTAGATATTAAAACATCTATAGACGCTAATCTAAATATGGACTATCAATCTCATCTAAAAAGGTTAGAAGAAATAGGTCTTACTGTATCATTACAGAAAGAAGTAGCAAATCTTTATAAGCCAATAATTAAAAATGCTGAATGGGATAGAAAAATTAAGAATATCCTTGCTGAAATGGCAGATGAGGTTAATTCAAACATAAAGAAAGAGAGTAAATAAACAATGCAAGATAAAATATCTGAACTTGAAACTCATTACAACCTGTTGTTTGATTATATGTTTTCAACAGGTACAATACGTTATGGTATATTTTTGTATAATGATAAGAATATAAAAGTTGAAGATATCGAACAATATAGAAAAAGGTTGCCAAGTTTACAGAAAAAGGAAAGGAAATAATAATGAGAAGTACAACACTACAACGATTAAAGAATATTCTCGACCAAGGCAATTATGGATATTGCGATGCTAATAATGATGTACAAGTGATTATTAAAAAGCCTTCAGAAATTATTGAAGAGATGGATATCGCATCTATAATAGAAATATTAATATCAATGAAGAGC